CGACGCAAAGCGGGACGCATTTTCCAAGTTTCGTTCATACCGGCCTTGATGCAACGCCTTGGCGAAGCGGGCAAAGCGGTTCGGCTGCGCTTACTGGTTATCGCGGCGGCGGTTCGCAAGTCGGAAGTTTGTTGCAGCAATTGCCGAACCTTTACAATAATGCGAACGTACTTCTTCCGATTAAGCCGGTGGCGCTTCGTTCAAGCGGCGGCGTAACCATTATCGCCAATCCGAAGAACGCCCGTTATCTTCGAATCGACAACGTTGTTCCGGGAGAAATTATTACGTTCGGCGCGGAACAATGGAAATGCTACCCGTTTTATCGTAAAGATTCGACAGTTCGAAACGGGGTTGGTTGGAGTACGGGCGCAACGCATAGCGGAACATTCGGTTACGCTATTCGATACACTGGAACTTAAAACATGGCCGGAAGAATCGGAACGTTTTTAGCTGCGCAAAGCTTCATTTATGGCGACGCAAGTTCGAATATTTCAGCCGAACTAAACGAACTTACGCCCGCTGAATATAACCCGGCTATTTATGACCCGCGCGATACGACTTTGCGCGGCGGTCGTTCGGCTTATCGAATCGCGCCGTCGAACCGTTGGCCTATTGTGGGCAACGAACAAAATAACTTTTTCCGCGATTTTTATTTTCGCGTTCATGTTTCGCCGCTTAAACTGGATTTGCAAACCGTAGCGTCGTCGCAAACACGCCAATTTAAAGTTTGGAACGCATGGCCTGAAACTACGGCGCAACTTTCCGACATTTTGGTTTCGAATCCGGTTGGCATTGAAATTTCGGGCCAAGCAACGCCGTATGCTATGCCGCCGCTTCAAGAATTAACTTACGATATTACCGTAGGGACAAGCGGCCCGCCAAATATTAACGTCGAAGTCCAATTTGATTTTTCTAACGTTACTGACCCGTTGCCGATTCTGATTACCGGAACGCGGGCCGTTAAGTTTGATATTGTGCCCGAAGTTCCGGTTAATGAAACTTGGGAATGGTTGTCGGATTTGATGATTGCAACCGATGGAACCGAACAGCGTATAGCACTTCGGGGCGAAATGCCGCGCGTCGAATTGAATTTGAAAGTTAAATTCGATTCTAGCGAATCAATCCGTCGCTTTTATTCGGATTTGGCTTCGTCTGTCGGGCGGCTTTGGATTCCTGAATTTCAATATGCGACGCGAACGACCGCAGCAAGTGCAAGCGGAAGCCTTCAAGTTTATTTCGACGGAACGCAAACGGATATTCGCGCGGGCGATTACGTCTTAATTCAAACGCCAGTTACCGCAATTCTTGTCGAAGTTAAGACGCTTAACGCAAGCGGCGGTCTTGTAAGTTCGCCACTTGTTGCCGATATTCCGGCAAATTCTTTAATCATGCCGGGTTCGCCCGCACTTATTGACAACCAAACTTCAATCGACCGTTACGCCGTAAATCAGGCCGCAGAAACGACGCTTATTTGCAAGATGATTCGGCAACGTTCGGCGCTTACCCGTACAGGTTCCGCCGTAACGCTTCCGACTTTCCTTGGTTCGCCTGTCGTAGATAAACGCCCGCTTGCCGACGAATTGGTTAAAGACGAAGTTTCGACCGGCCAAGTTTCAATCGACAATCAAACCGGATTGCCGGATATTATTTCGCGTTGGGATTATAGCCGCATCGGCGGGCCGCGAACTTTTAAAGTAAATCGTATCAAAGCGCCCGACGAAATGGACTATTGGAAAACAGTCTTTGCATACTGCCGGGGCCAAGCGCGCAAATTCTGGATGCCCACATATCGCGACGATATGAAATTGGCCGTCGCGCCTTCGGATGCAACGACGACATACACAATCGAAGGCACGCAATACGCCGAAAAGATTTGGCCGATTATTACGCATCGCTATATCGAAATCGAAACAGCTTCCGGCATTCATCGAACGCAAATAACAGGCGCAAGCGTAACGGGTTCGAATACGATTATTCTTTTAACGACGCCGCTTCCAACTGGCGCAGGCTGGCGCAACGTTTCGCGCATTTCGTATTTGTTACCTGTTCGTTTGAACGATGATAAGACAGAATGGAAACATTACGGGCTGAAAGCCTGTTGAAATCTTTCCATTAGAACGGCGGAACCTTAATATGTCTGATTACGACGATAAAGAAAAAAGTTTAAGCGATAGTGCGCCTTTTGAACTGTTCGAATTCGTCGGAACGTATCGTAATTATTTTATGACTTCCGACAATTTGGCGCATACGTTTAACGGTTCGGTTTATAACCCGGTTCCGGGCCTTAAACGCGGCGGCTTGAAAGTAGGAACGCACGAAGACGATAGCGTAGATATTACGATTGAAGTTCCCATTACGGAACAAATCGTTAAAGATTATGCGTTTCAAACTACGCCGCCTTCGCTTGCTTTGACAATTTACCGTTTGCAGCGCGACGCAACTTCGTTTGTTCCTTACTGGAAAGGGCCGATTGCGTCAATTACTGTAAATGACGAATTCGCGACTTTCCGCATTCCTTCTAAGTTCGGTTCGATTCTGCAAGGCAATATCCCGAACGTGTATGTTCAACCGCCTTGCAATAACGTTTTGTTCGACGAACTTTGCAAGGTTTCGCGCGTCGCCAATTCGTTAGATACACAAGTTACGGCAATCGAAGGTCGGAATATTTCGATTCCTTCGCTTGGGGCTTTTCCTAACGGTTGGTTTATCGGCGGCGAAATCGCCATTCCGGCGCGCAATGAACGTCGAATGATTGTAAATCAATCGGGAACAGTTCTAACCGTCAATTATGAATTTAGCCGAATTGCTGTTGGTACTTCGATTCAAGTTACGGCAGGTTGCGACCATTCTTATTCAGGCGCGAACGGTTGTCCCAAATTCGCAAATCAACGCAACTTCGGCGGTTGCCCGTTTGTTCCGGGCGAATCGAACAACGTATTCGTTACAGGGGTTAAATAAATGTGGTACTTAGTCGTTTTTATCGTCGCCCTTCTTTTGGTTGCGGCGCTTACCCCAAAGCCGAACATTGAAAACGCCCGCGCGGCGAAGCTTGGCGACTTCCAGTTTCCACGGTCGAAGCATGGCGACCCTATGCCCCTAGTGTGGGGAACCGTGCGCCAGAAATCGCCGATAACGGCTTGGTATGGCGACTTTCGCCCGGTCGCGATTACTGAAAAGGTTAAAACCGGCCTATTCAGTTCGAAGCGCGTTACGGTCGGATATAAAAATTACATGGGCATTGATTGCATTTTGTGCCTTGGCCCCGGCGTTAAACTTCGTCGTATTTGGGCGGATACTTACGAAATTTGGTCGGGCAATATGTCTTCCGGCGATATTTCGATTAACCTTCCGAATCTGTTTGGCGGCGAAAAAGAAGGCGGCGGGCTTCAAGGAACAATGACGTTTTACGATGGCCGTTTTGACCCGCCGCAAGATTCTTATTTGGTTTCGAAGATTGGCGCAAACGTTCCGGCTTATAACGGCTTCGCGCGTGCGGTTTTTAAAGCGTTTTATATCGGAACAAGTACGACGCCTAAAGCGTTTAGCTTCGAACTGTCGCGTCTTACGTCTGGCCTTCATGCGACTTATTCGCTTATGCCGAACGGTTACGATGTTAATCCGATGGAAATTATTTACGACGCCTTTACGCAAAAATGGGGCCGTTTTGGAAATCTTCCGTCGGAACTTGATTTAACTTCGTTCGTTGCTTGTGCCCAAACTCTTTATAACGAAGGTTTGGGAATGTCGCTTATTGTTCAATCCGCGATTACCGGCAAAGACGTTTTAGAAGAAGTTATGCGCGTTGCCGACGGCGTATTGTATCAAGACCCGGCAACGTCGAAAATTGTTGCGAAATTGATTCGACAAGATTACACGGTTTCAGCCCTGCCCGTCTTTGATGAATCCAGCATTTCGACTTTGAAGAACTTTCAAAAAACGACTTGGGAAAATACCTTTAACCAATGTCGCGTTACATTCAAAGACCGTTCAAATAATTACGATGACAGCGTAGCCATTACGCAAGACTTCGCGAATATCAATTTTCAAAACCGCGTTAAATCGACCGAAATTAACGTTCCGGGCTGCGCTGTTGCGTCGGTTGCTTCCGTATTGGCGTCGCGTCAATTGTCGTTGCTTAACGTTCCGCTTTATAAGTGCGATATTGTCGTTAATCGCAAAGCGCAAGATTTGCGCCCCGGAAGCGTATTCGTTTTGAACTGGAAGCCGTTTAATATTTCGAATATGGTTATGCGCGTTACGAAAATTGATTTCGGCGAATTGACTTCGAACGAAATCAAAATTTCTTGCGTTCAAGACCGCTTTTCGTCTTCGACGGTTACGTTTGCCCCGCCCGAAGGTTCAGGATGGACGCCCACAAATACCGCCGCGCAAAACGTCGTTACCCGGTTGCTTTTCACGCCGCCCGCCTTCCTGTCTTCCAACGACAGCAACGAAACGACGGCGACGTTCGACAATGCCGGGCGGTTGTATTGCGCAGCCGTTGCGCCGGGCAATGCGTCTATTTCGTTCGACGGTATGTTTAGCCTTGACAACTTCGCAAGCGACCCGACCTTGGCGCTAAACGATGCGTCTTATAACGGCGGCGGCGTGCTGTTGAATGCTTACGCTTCAACCATTGCCGCAACTGACCGTTACGACACAAGTTCGACGTTTGTTGTTACAGGCGTCGCGCAATCCGCTATCGAAAAGCTTATGCAATATACGACCCTTGACCAAGCGCGCGACGGGTCGGCTTTCTTGATGGTAAATAATGAACTGTTCGTTTATGTGGGCTTCGTCGATAATGGAAACGGGCAAGTTACGTTCCCGAAACTGTATCGCGGCGTTTTGGATACGATACCGGCGAACCATGCGGCAAACGACCGCGTTTGGTTCATTAGTTCCGCCGACGGCTTGGTTCCTAACCTTCTTTCGGTCGGAACGACGGGTTATCTTAAACTTCTTGACCAAACGACAAGCGCAACGCTTCCGATTGGGTCGGCTACGGCCTTTTCCAGCGCCGTAACGAACCGGGCGGGCCTGCCATTGCCGCCGCAGTATCTAACCCTTGCAGGAAGCCGCACGCCAGCCCCGCAGACGGGCGCAACGTCGATTGCCGTAGCATGGCGCAACCGCAGCCGCGCGGATACCGCCCTGCGCGTCTATGGCGACACAACAGACAACCGGGAAAGCGGAACGCAAACCCGGATTCGCTGGCGCGTAGGGGCTGGCGGTTATACGACAGTTACGACGACCGGAAACAGTACGACG